TACGCCCAGCTACATGACCCCGACGTCCATCGCCAAGCGTTTGGGTATCCTCAACAAGAAAGGAAATCCCGATCCGAAAGAAGTAAACCGCCGGTTGGCCGAGGCAGGCTTGCAGGAGCGCCGGGATAAGGAATGGATTCTGACGGAGAAAGGCAAAGAGTTCGGCGAGGCCAAGCCTTACACCAACAACGGACACAGCGGTTACGTCATCAACTGGTACGATACGGTGCTGGATGTACTGCCTGTGGCGGCAGGAGCATAAGGAGGCATAAACATGAGCATGACCGTTATATTTCGGATTCCTGCCGATAAAGCAGACATTCTGGACTACTACGCCGACATCAAAGAGCTTCGCCAAAACTTGCAGGCGTTGCTCACAGATAAGGATGTTGTGTTTATCGAATCCGGGGATGTTTGCTTCGACCTTGGCACTCATGGCGGGCGTATCGAAGCAGATGTGGAGATGGTCACGAGTAAGGAAGTATATGTAACTTTCTACACTGGCAGCGGGGCTTTCACGATAAGGACCCGCAAGGGCTACGAGGTGAGCTTCACGGTGGTGGGGCACAAGCTTTTAATCAATAAATGCGCATTGTTTATTCGCCAAGCAGTGAATCGCAAAGAAAAAGAGCTCGACATCGACAAGTGTTTAGAGAAGATGTACGAGCGCCTTTCCCAAGCAGAGCGTAATTACAAACGGGGTTGATTCTCCTGCTTCATTTCCTCATATTCCTTGAGGACTTCGATAGCAGCACGTACAGATTGGCGATAAACAGTATCCAGTATGCCTTCAGCGGCATTACTTGGGCGCTTGGTTCTTGATAATATGCGCCGTTCCAATTCGTCAAAATCAACATGATGCATTTTTATCACCTCCTTTCAAGGCGATTATAGCACGGAGGTGAGGATTTATTCCTGCGTCGATACACCGGAATAAAAAAGGAGGTTTTTCAATCGTGCCAAGAGGTGTCGGAGATACAGACAACATTTTTTACCAAGCCCGGATGCGGGCGGCTGCGCGGGATACGGATTTTGAATCACGGGCCAGCGCAGAGAATATTGTGGGGATAAGCTCCACAAGACTTTATCAGATTGAGCGAGGTCTTCGCCAGCCGCATCGTGATGAATTGCTTATCATGGCCAAGGAATATGATGCGCCGGAGCTTTTGCAGGCTTACTGCCGGGAGATTTGTCCGGTGGGCAGCAGATGCCAGGAGTTTGAGAAACGGAAGTAAGTGGAGGAAGTATGATGGACATTGAGCTATTGAAGCGGACGATGAAATACCATGGCTGGACGAATGAGAAACTGGCCAAGGCTATGGGGATTCATCGGGACACGTTGCAACGAAAAATGCGTGGGGCGGTTCGCTTTACGGTAGATGACTTATGTGTAATGCGTGAAGTCATTCCATTGGCAGATGAGGAGTTACTACAGATTTTTTTCAAGTAAAAAGTCAGGGTGCTGCAACACTCTGACTTAGGGATAAAAATTTGCTTTACTTCCGTTTGTGGCTTGACGGGCGCTGGCTTAAGGCACTGGCAGCAGCAGTTTTGGATGCTTTGCTGGTACGGCCGTCACGCAAGACCTTAGAGGCGGCACTTGCGGCGCGTGCAGAAGTAACTTTTTTGGAATTATCCGCCACATATTTCATCTCCTTTCTTATTGTTTGTAGATAATAATACTACATATTGGTGGAGGTGTCAAATGACAACTATATGTTGTATGTCAGAAAAGACGATGGCGAGTGAACGACTCGTTCATAAATTATGAAATAAGGAGGTGGTCAGCATGTTCAAAAGCACAGTCCTGCTTAGCATAACAGATGTTATGACGGTCACCGGCTATAAGCGTGCTCGGGCAGGCAGTATTGTGGCCAAGGTCAACGCCTACACCGAAAAGCAGGGATTCATAACTCCCCGGCGCGGGTGCTGCTACTTGAAAGCCTTTGCCAAGCTGACCGGGCTTAGCAAGCCGGAGATTTTGGAAGCATTGAACAGAGAGGAGGCTGCTGAATGACAGAGCAGGACGCCCAGCGCGTTGTGGAACGTGCCGAGGGTCTTTACCACAGAGCCGTACTGTACGCCGCAAGCAAAGGCCATGGCGCAGAACTGCGGTTCCGTGCAGAACGGGACGCCCATATAATTGGTCAGATTCTTGGTAAGGAATATTTGGATGTGATAGCAGATATTGAGGCCTGTGCCAATAAGGAGGTTCAGTCATGAAGGATTTTTTAGAGCGAGTCGAGGAGGCGCGGGCTCACAAACGTGGCATTGAGTCAGCCTTGAAAAAGTTTCTTGCTGGGACCGCCATCATCGGGGCCGCAGTGATTTGCGCCGGATTTTACGATGGTGATCAGGTAAGAGTCGAAACCGTCTATACAGTACAACCGGGAGATACGCTTTGGAATATTTCCGAGGAGTATCTGCAGAAAAATACTGGCGGGCGGCGCTATATTCTGGAGTTCAAAGAAGGGATTAAGGAGCTGAATCCTTGGCTGATTGACAGCAAGGAGCAGGTTCATCCCGGCGACAAGGTAACCATCCGTTACTGGATTAAGAAATCGGAGGTTGAGAATAGATGATTCCAGGATGTAAACCCGGTCGCGGATGTTTAACCTGTGAATTGCCGCCCGAAGCCTGCGACCTATCCGGGCAAAGGGTTTTTCAGGAGGAAAAGCTAATGCTGGCGGTTGTGCCAAGGGTAACGCCTTTATCTGAGGAGAAAAGTAAGCAACAAAAAAGACCATAGCCGGTAGAGACGGCTATGGCCCGAAGTAAAAACCTTGGGTAAAGGATTTTATGTATCTATTTTATCACAACTATTAGGAGGTTATCAAATAGTGAATTATCAGGAATTTCTCGACCACAAAGACTTGGTCGTGAAGTCATGCGGATTTGAAGTTGACCGCAATGAACTCAATCCGATGCTCTTTCCTTTTCAGAAGGACATTGTGAGATTTTCCCTGATGAAGGGACGCTCCGCCATCTTTGCGGAATGCGGGCTGGGCAAGACCCCCATGCAGCTCGAATGGGCGCAGAAGGTCAGCGAGCATACAGGTCAGCCCGTTCTTATATTGGCACCGCTTGCGGTAGCTGCCCAGACAGAGAGAGAGGGGCAAAAGTTTGGCATTCATGTGACTATCTGCGAAAACATGGACGACGTAGAAGAAGGCGTGAACATTACCAACTATGAGAAGCTGGATAAGTTTACCGCGAAGGACTTTGCAGGCGTGGTATTGGATGAATCGTCCATACTGAAATCATTCAGCAGTAAAACCCGTCAACTGCTCATCGATATGTTCCAGCAGACGCCATACAAATTATGCTGCACGGCAACACCAGCACCAAATGATCACATGGAACTTGGAAACCATAGCGAATTTTTAGGCATCATGACGCGGGCGGAAATGCTCTCCATGTACTTTGTTCATGATGGTTCCCGAACTTCACAATGGCGGCTCAAGGGCCATGCTACGGAGATATTTTGGCAGTGGATGGCATCATGGAGCGTGTTCATCAGTAACCCGAAAGACCTGGGATACGAAGATGACGGCTATAACCTGCCCGGGCTTAATATTCATCAGATTATCGTCGATGGTACAGAGCCGGTTACCGTGGAAATGACATTGACCGAACGGCGGCAGGCCCGCAAGGATTCTCTTGAATCCCGATGCAAGGCGGCTGCGGATTTGGTAAACCGGGCGGCGGATGACCAATGGCTCGTATGGTGCGACCTTAACGACGAAAGCTCATTGCTGACTAACAGCATGCCGGAAGCTGTAGAGGTCAAGGGCCCCGATAAGCCCGAACACAAGAAAAACGCGATGCTGGGCTTTGCCAATGATGATATCAGGGTGCTTGTTACAAAGCCAAAGATTGCAGGTTTCGGCATGAACTGGCAGAGCTGCCATAATATGATTTTCGTCGGGCTGTCCGACTCATTCGAAGCATATTATCAAGCCGTGCGTCGGTGCTACCGCTTCCAGCAGGAGCATGAGGTTAATGTGTATATCATCATCAGTGCCGCCGAGGGCGCGGTCAAGGAGAACATTGAACGTAAGCAGCGCGAGGCGCTGGAGATGCAGCAGGCCATGCTCAAGTACACCAAAGAAATCACGAAAAAAGAACTCCGCCAGACAAGCCGGATATCGACCCCGTATAATCCGCATGTCACGATGCGACTGCCGAAGTGGGCGGAATTCACGAAAGGAGAACGATTGACCGCATGAACGTACTGAACCAAGATATCACGGAAAAATTCAGCCTGTATAACGGCGATAGCGTGGAGGTGCTGAAGGGGATCCCGGATGACAGTATCCACTATTCCATCTTCAGCCCACCATTCGCATCGCTATATACATACAGCAACTCAGACAGGGACATGGGGAACAGCAAGACCGATAACGAGTTTTATGAACACTTCTCATATTTGGTCAAAGAGCTCTAC